CAAACATACGATGCACCTACCGAAGATTACAAAGTAATTGCACCATTTGAACACATGCAATTTGAAAGACTATATGACCTTGACACTTCGGCAAGTAATATTGGAAATACAACTATTCAATATGGTTTTTTTGTAGATGATAATTTTGAAAGCTATTATGGTGACCCTTTAATATTTTACCCTATTTTAAATAACGGTACCGCAATGAAAATTATTGATACCGAAGTTGCATCTGATATTGCGACACTTACAAGATATTTTGTACCATCAAATACTTTAGCGTTACAATGCGGCACAAGTGAAACATCAATACATTTTCAAAATGAAATAAGCGAATATTTGGCACGTGAAACCGGCAACCCAAATTGCTTTATTGATAGTATTTTTGAAACAAAGTATAAAACTTATATACAAGACGTTTTCAGCAATAGGCGTAGATTGGTTAAAGTTTCAGCAATTTTGCCATTAAAAATATATTATGATCTTGAATTAAATAACCTTATAGAAATAAACCAAGAAACATATAAAATTAATTCATTGACTACCGATTTAACAACCGGGAAATCTGAATTTGAACTTTTAAATACATTGATATGATAAAAGATATTTTAGACCTATTGCAAATTGTAGATGGTGACACCGAAAACATAAGAATAGCCCAAGGAAAATATAAACTAGCCGAAACATTTAAAGAGGGTTACCAACAACTTAAAAAAGAATTGAAATGCCAGAAATAGCAGAATTTGAAATCATAGGAAAAACAGACCAAGCGGTTAAAAATGTTGGGAAGTTAAATGATGAAATAAAGAAAACCGAAAAAACCACCAAAAAGGCCAAAGATGAAATTTCTGGTATGGCACAAATCGGTGGCGAAGCCGTAAAGCAAATAGATAAGGCGACCGGTGGTCTTGCTTCTAAATTGGTTGCCGTTGGTAAAGCTGCAAAGCTAAGTGGTAAAGCTATGAAAACCGCTTTGATATCAAGTGGTATTGGTTTGGCGGTGGTGGCCGTTGGTTTGCTTGTTGAATATTGGGATGAAATAGGTGAAGCATTAGGGTTTATAAATAAAGATTTAGAAAATCAAGCTATTGAAATAAATAAATCAGTAGATGCAAGTAATGTAAAGCTTGCTTCATTAAAAAACCAACAAACAATACTTGAATTACAAGGCAAAAGCACGATAAGAATTAAAAATGCAATAAAAGAAGAATTGCTTTATCAGGTACAAAAGAATGTTGAACTTTTAAAAAATCTACAAACACAATTAGAATTAGAAAAAAATAGTCGAAAGGAAGTAACATTTTTAGAAAAAGCAGCGTTTTGGGTTGGCACAAGACTTGGAAGCACAACCGCCCTTGCCTTTGCAGCAAGAAATATAAAAGAAGAAAATGAAAAAGAATTAAAATTACAAGAAGACATAAACAAAGCAAACACCCAAGCTGAAAGCCTAAAAATTTCATTGTTACAAATGGATAAAAAGGCTAATGATGAAAAACAAAAAGCCGCAGATTTTGCCGCCGCAGCGGCCAAGAAATTAGCAGATGAAGCCGCCCTTGCTGAAGCAACCGCAATAGAAGAAATTGCAAAACTAGAAGATGAATATTTCCAATCAAAACTTGATAAACAAACACAAGAAGAAAATGCAGTATATGAAAAATATTATGCACTAATTGAAGCGGCAAAAGAATACGGTATAAGCACAACCGAATTAGAAGAAGCAAGGCAAAGTGAATTAGCTTTAATAAACAAAACATATACAGAAAAAGCCGAACAAGATGAAATAGATAGACTTGCTAGTATAAAGAAAATTCAAGATGACCATAAAGAATTAACCGACATTGAAAGACTTGAACAACAAGAAATAGAAGCATTGGCCGAATTAGATTTATTAAAGGCAACCGAAGAAGAAAAACTTGCAATTAAAAAATTCTATGCAGATGCAATACAAGATGTAAAAGATAAAAACGCTGAAGTAGAAAAAAAGACAAGCCAAGAACTTTTAAAGCAAGCCCTAGGCGATGCACAAGCCACTTTTGATATGGTAGGTCAATTAGCCGGTAAAGACTCAAAGGTAGGTAAAGCAATGGCCATAGCAAGCGCAACAATAAGCGGTATAGAGGGTACAATGAATGCCTTTACAACGGCGCAAAAATCACCAATAACAACGGTTTTCCCGGCCTACCCATTTGTTCAAGCCGGTCTTGCCGGTGCGGTTGCCTTAAAAAACATTGCAGCAATTAAATCAATAGACCCAAGCGGTAAAGGTAATACTGGAAGCGTGCCAACTTCAAGCGGTGGTGGTGGTGCGGCCATACCCCCGGCCTTTAATGTGGTTGGTCAAAGTGATACAAACCAATTAGCAGATGCAATAGGTGGACAAAGCCAAAGACCATCAAGAAGTTATGTTGTGAGCAATGACGTTACCACAAGCCAAGAACTTGAACGCAATATAATCGAGGGGGCAAGTATTGGGTAAATGCAAAATTAAAAACTAAACACGTTATATATTTATGAAGATCATTGAACTTATTTTAGATGAAGAAGATTTTGAAGCCGGAATCGAAGCAATATCAATTGTGGAATCACCGGCCATCGAAAGTGACTTTGTGGCTTTGAAAAATCAAGAAATAAAACTTGCTGAAGTAGACAAAGAAAAACGTATACTTATGGGGGCTTTATTAATACCTGATAAGCCAATTTATAGAACCGGTGAAGATGGTGAATATTATATATTTTTTTCCAAAGAAACAATAAATAAAGCATCACAATTATTTCTTCAAAATGGCAACCAAAGTAATTCGACACTAGAACATGCGAAGCCCCTTGATGGGTTAACCTTAGTTGAAAGTTGGATTGTCGAAGATAAAGTAAAAGACAAAACCGCATTGTATGGTTTAGACGTACCGGTGGGTTCGTGGGTCGGCAGCGTTAAGGTGAATAACGAAAAAGTTTGGCAAGAATATATTTTAACTAAGAAATGCCGTGGCTTCAGTATTGAAGGATTTTTCGCCGATAAAATAGAGTCACCAAACGACAAAGAAAAAGAAAAAATGTCGGGACAATTATTAAACCAAATAAAAAATATATTAAATGAAAACTAATATTGATAGGGTATACTCTAAACTACCAAATAAAAAGCAAAGCTTTAAAAAACATAATGTAAATTTAGACAAAGCCCAAGACTTAAAAGACGCATTGGAAAAATCAAATGAAAATTGGGATTTAATGAATGATGTTTTAAATGATTGGGTTGTGAAATACATAGACTTACAAAATGAAGTTAATTCTATTTCAGATTTATATGATAGTTGGATAGCAAGCAAAGAAAATTTAGAAGATGTAATGATAGATTTTGAAGATGTATCAAAAGAATTAGGCATGAACCCAATGACATTTACAGGTTTTTCTGAAAGTAGTTTTGCCCTAGGCGTTTACGACCAAAACATTGATGATTTACAAGATACAATTGACATTATGAAAACAATACCACAATTATAAAACCAAATATAAAATGAAAAGTAGATTAGATAGAGTATACGATAAACTGGCAACAAATAAAGTTGACCTTAAATCGCAAAAAGTAGAATTAGGATTGATTGACAATTTTAATTATGAATATCAGTACCTAGAAGAAGAAGTAGGTAGATTATCATATTCGGTTGATGAATGGTTCGATGAAAAATATGAATTATTGCAAGAAGCATACGGATTGTTAAAAGCGGTTTACATACAAAATTCAGAAGCATTTGTATCAGAAGCAGATGTTGCCGGTGATATGGATATTTTAAATGAAATTGAAAGCAAGGCAAATGATTTAGGCATTGATGTGTCAGAAGTATATCCAGATTTTGAAGAACACAAAGCAACTATTGAGTATCTAGAAGATCTTGAAAAAAGATTTGATGACCAAAAAAGACAAATAGAAGAATTTTAATGAATAGAAACAACAAAAATAAAACCTTTATACCTAGCCACGCATCGCCTACCGGCGGTCAAAGGGGTTGTTTATGTTGGGACACCGCAACTTATTCAAGTGAGTGCTGCGATGGCTCTATGCAAGCCCAAGGCATAGGCGTAATAACAAGAACCGTTTAAAAACGCAAAAAAATAATTAATAATCGTTATATAAATAGTATGGAAAAAACAAAAATGTTAAATCAAATAAGAACGCTTCTAAAAATGGAAGTGAAACTTGAAGAAATGAAATTGGAAAACGGCACAATCGTGACCGCCGAATCATTTGAAAAAGATAGTGAAATTTTCATTGTAAGTGATGAAGAAAAAATCGCAATGCCCGTAGGTGAATATTTACTCGAAGATGGGCGTTTATTAGTTGTTGAAGCTGAGGGCTTAATTGCTGATGTTCGTGAAGTATCGGATGAAGTACCGGCCAAAGAAGAAGAAACAACTGAAGATCTTGAAGAAGTGGTAACTGAAGTACCTGAAGAAGTGGTAACTGAAATTGAAGCAATCATTGAAGCGGTTGTTGAAGTTATTGCACCGGTAATTGAAGAAGTAAAAGAAGAAATTGAAGAACTTAAAAAACTTTATTCTGATAACAAGAAAAAAGAAGAAATGAGTGCTTCAAGAAAACCATTAAGACATAACCCAGAAACCAAAACACAAAAACAACAAGTGCAATTTGGTAAAGGAAAATTTAATACAACACTAGATAGAGTAATAAACAAATTAAATCAATAAAAAATGAATAAAATGAATAAAAGAAACGTAGGTTTAAGCAAAAGAAATGTAAACCTAGCCACGGCTACGAATATCACGACTACCTATTCTGGCCAATTTTCAGGCACTTACATTGCGGCGGCACTTTTGAGCGCAAGCACAATTGATGATGGCGGTTTAACAATTAAATCGAACATCAGCTTTAAGGAAGTTTTGAAAAAGTTATCTACCGATGCTTTAGTAAAAACCGCTACATGTGATTTTGACCCAACATCTACAATCACACTTACTGAGCGTATAATTGAGCCAAAAAATCTACAAGTTAACTTAAATTTGTGTTCAAATGATTTCCTATCGGACTGGGAATCGCAGCAAATGGGCTTTGGTCTTGCAACTACTTTACCACCGACATTTTCAGATTTTCTAATTGCTCATGTGGCGGCCGAGGTTGCCCAGTCAACTGAAGAAAATATTTGGAGAGG